CCAGAATCCACAGCAGCCAGTTGACGCCTAGATGCTTCAGCGCCCACTCGACCAGTTCCCAGCCTTCTGATACCGTGGCGGATTGTTCGCCGTACAGGCGCTCTAGCCTGCCCACCCAGTTGTTGATCGAATCACCGCCGTTGGCGCCGTACAGCCCTTCGGTTTCGGCGCAGAGGCGCGCGTCACGCTCAAAGCCGACCAGATCGCAGTACGGGTCGTCAAGGTGCGGATCGCCGAACCAGCAGATGGCGTATGGCCCTTTGATCGGTATCCGCACGGTCTGCCAGGCTTGCGCCTGTGCGTGTGCGATCCGCAGAGCGTTGCGCTTCTTCATCAGCGCCAGCCGCTCTGCGAACGGCAGATCGGCTGGCGGCAGCGGGTCTGCCTTGGGCGTGTCGAGCGACAGAACCGCGGCTGTTCGCGCCACATGACGGCGGCAGGCGTTCTGCACCGCCGCCCGGCTGATGTTCAGTCGAAGTGCTGCTGCGTTCTGGCTGCCAAGATCGGCGGCTAACTCAGCAATTTTGGCGTCGCCCTCTGGGTCAACGTCGTACTGATTGACTGCCATGAATCACCCTACAAAGCAGTCTTTCAAACAGACCGCGGTGGTTAGCTAATCTTCATCACGATAGTGATCAGCAGCATGATGATCGTACCCGCCGCGCCCACGCCGATATTCTCCAAGCGTTTCAGCCGCGCACAGATGCCGTCATACCGCAAGGCGCACACCTCCTCATGCGTGTTCAGCCGCGCTTCGGTCTGGTCGATAGTCGTCACGTCAGCGCCTCACTGATTGTTCTGGTTGGCCATTGCGTTCTGCACGCGCTCACCCGCAAGCGCCGCAGGAGAGCGGGCAACCTTGCCCGCAGCGCGGACAGGTGCTTCCGCAATTTTCCCTGCCATGCGCCCGCGGCGCTCTGCGGCCATTGCCTTTTCGATAGCCGCCGCAGCAGCCTGCGGATCAAGCATCTCCGTGGCCAGTTGGATTGCCAACTTGCTGTCCATACTACCGACCACACGCGACATGATGTCGTTGGCCACCGACGTAACGCGGCTCATCAGGTTGGGCAACCGCGCCGCGCGCCCAGCAGCGGATGCCAGTTGGTCTACCTTCGGCGCAACCGGCGTACCCTTCTGCGCTTGTATCTTTGTTTCTGCGGTGCGGGCCAAGTCGTCGCGGATGGACTCGACCACACGAACCTGGTCGGGCGTAAGAATGTCCGTCAACGCCTTGAACCGCGCCTCGTTCGTGGTTGCGCGTTTAATTGTGCCAGCAGCATCTCTGACTGCGGTGGCAAAGACGCCGGCGCGTTGTTCACCGGCGCCTAGCGGCGCGGTCAGTTTGCCTTCCAGATACTGGCCAACTTCCATCTGATTGATTGGTTTGGATTTTGCCGCAAAGGCTTGCCGAGCCGTTTTATACGGGGGGTTTTGTGTCTCTGCCCAATTAAGAAACTTTTCCCCAGTTTTCTTTATGGCCCCCGCTTCGGTTGCGCCGATACCAAAACGTTCTGGATTTTTTGTCAAATCACCAAACGCCATTTTCATAAAATGCAAACTACGCCCTGGGTACTGTGCAAATTCTGCGGGTATTACGGTTGTAGTAGGCTGGCCTTGCGCGTTCAAAACCTTTGATGTCACGGTTTGCGCGGGGCGATTTTGTCCTGTTTGGAACGAAAAACCTTCTTCAGCGGCCAATTCGCGCGCGCGTGCTATGACTTTATCCATAGATGGACGCGCCAGCAAATCGGTAAAAACAGCATCCGCTGTAATTATAGGTTTTTCCGCTGCACCATAAAGTATCTTAGCTTCGTCAGTTCGCGCTTTTACCGCTGCGCCAAGATCGGCAGGCGTCTTACCAACGCCGCGCATGGCGTTAACGCGCGCTGCTTTCTGTTCCGTTCCGCGGGCGTAATACTCGGTCGGAAGCACCTTTTCGGCAGACGCGCCAAGAGCGGAAAACTTGGTAACACCCATCGGCGACGCGGCCTGCGCGGCGGTTGGCTTGCTACCAGGCACTATTTCTGATGGGCCATAGCGCAACTGCTGCACAATGTCGCCGGCCCGTCCTTCTGTGGCTTCCAGATATGCCGCGCCTTTAGGATCAAAAAAGCGTTGTACGGCAGGTGGCGCCGTACGCAGAATTTTTGCCGCCCCCCGCGCTGGTTTTGCCAGCACGTTGATTGGGTTTGTTTGCGCCGCACGGCGGGTCAAAATGTTCGCCGCTTGGGTCGCGCCAGCAGACACGCTAGGCGCAGCGCGGGCAGTAGCTGCCGCAGTGCCGCGCGCCAAGCCAGCACCGCCAGAAAAGATCGTAGACAGGTCGGCAACCGCGCCAACAGGGTCTTCCGCAATTGTGCGCTTCAGCGCGTCCACAGAGCCATACCGCTGCGCGTACACGCCGCCGAACTGCTTGGCAGCGTTGACCGCCCGCTGCGTTGCTGCGGGGTCTGTGTCAATCTTGGCCATGAAGTTACGCACCGGCTCTGGCAACGCCAAGTTGACGCCGCCCGCGGCGATGTCCAGCATCGACCCGGCGGTTTTGACCGGGCTGGTAACCATTTCGTAAAAACCTTGGCCATATTGAGCGGCGCTACGCGGAAAGTTTTGTAATGCTCGCGCGCCGACATCGCCCATTGATAGGGACGGCGGTGTACGCGGTGCGTCAAATTGATCAAACGGATTGGCGGCGGCGCCCACCGGCGGCGCGTCAAACTGGTCAAATGGGTTAGGGGTATTCTTTGCCATTTACCGCCCCTTTAGAACTTTTGCCGCAGCGCCAGCCCCATATTTTTGATCGAATTGACCGCGAAGCGCAGGGTTTTTAATTAGCATCTGCACGGCGGCGGGCGGCGGTGCTGCGGACGCGGTAGGTGGGGCTGCCGCTGCCGTTCCGCCGCGTTGCGGGGTAAACCGGCTACCGAACGTGCGATCATAAGCGCCTTCGACGCGGGCCTTACTATCTTCCAGCCGCTTGATGTATGTGCGTAGCGACTCTTTAAATTTATCTTCGTCCTGCGTCCGCGACGAGGCAAACGCTGACTGTTGCAGCAGCCGGTTTTCGCTGTCCGAAACCTGGCCCAACGCGCCCCCGGTCGGCGACGCGTCGCGCATGGCTTGCAGTTCCTGAAAGCCTGCAACGGCCAGCAGTTCGTTATAGTCAGACAGCGCGTTAGCGGCGTCCTGCGACAAAAGGCTAAGAACCGTCTCAGGGATGTTACCTTGAACGTTGCCGATGATGTTGTCGAGCGCGGGGTTGGCCAGCAGGCGCTTGGCGCGGGCGATAGTGTCGTCGTACTTAGTCGTTGCCGCTTCCATAGTGTTGTAGGCTTCTGAACTGACTTTTTCAGCCTTTCCTGTGCCGCGGACAGGCACACCAAACTGAACGCCGCCGCCAGCCGCAGCAGCAGGTGCGCCAGTAGGACGTTGACCTGTTTCAAACTCGCGCATAGCCGCAGCTACCACCGGAACTTGTGCAGCAGTGATCGGCGCATTTGTGTCGATACCAGCGCGCCGGGCGACATACGCCTTGTAGTTGGCGACAGCCGCTGGCGCGTTTTCACCGCCAGCCGGCGAGTAGCGGTCGATGATTTTGTTGATCGTGTTAAAGCCCTTGGCAACGTAAGAACCGCGCAGCAAGTTTTCCTGCGCGGCAACGCCTGCTTGCGGCGTATCAAACGTAGCAAAACCGCCGCTGGCGCCGGCGTAGCCGGGTTGTGAACGTGCGAACCCACCATCGCGGATCGCGCCAGGGTTGGTCTGAAGCGCCGTAGCCACTGGCGTAGCCGCAACGCCGCCGCCGCGGTCGCCGCCAACCAACCCACCGCCAGCCGGCGCCATACGCTTCGGCATGGGGATGACTTCGCCGTTCGGGCCTTTAACGTAGGTAATCTCTTGGCCAAGGCTGACTTCCGACCCCGGCACGACCGACGCGGCGCGGTTGCCATACGGGTCAACGGCAAGATAACGCGTACCGTCTGCGGTCTCCTGTTTAAGCAGTTCGGCCTTGTAGAGCTTTTCTTTTTCAATAGTCCTGAGGCCGGTTTGACGCTTCCAATCTGCAAACTGTGCGGGGTCGTTTGGTATAGACGCAACGACTTGCGCCAACCCATTTTTAAATATATTTGATTGAAACAAAGGGTCAGCCGCGATGTCCGCCGCAAACGCGCGGAAATCTTCCGGCGAGTTAGCGTCTGCCGCAGACATGTTGATGTATTTGTTGAACTCCCTGCCAACCTCGATAGCATCTTTGATTGATTTAGTTTTGGCTTCCTCGACCTTAAACGGTTGCAATTCAGCCGCCCGCGCCGCTTCCGCTGCGGCCCGTCCTTCACCAGCCATCTGAAGCCGCATCGACTGTTCTTGCGCCGCCGCTTGGCGTTCAGCAGCGCGCTGCTGCGACATCATGTTGATGAACTGCGCGCCCTGCTGGATCGCAGGCGCCAAGAAGTTGCCTTGCGGTGCGCGGGCTTGAAGGGCGATTGCTTGGTTAGCCATAACCGTCGATCCTTAAATTTTCGGAGGGCCAAACGCGGGCATGTAGGTGGGCGGCACATAAAACGGTGAGTTGCCGCCGGGGATTGTCATACCGCCACCAATACCGCCCGCAGGGCCGCGGGGCAACGAATTGAAATAGTTCATCTGTGCTTGCATCAGCGGGAACGACGCTGCCGCCTGACCGATGCTGCTCAGTGCGCCGCCCAGCGCGTTGGCGGCGCCGACGTAGCCAGACGCGCGGGCCTGCCCGGCGCCCAAAATGTTAGCCTGCTGGTTCTGGCTTGATTGACCGACATTACCCGTCATGACGTTGGTTGCCGACTGGCCAGAACCCATCAACGATTGAAGCGGGTTCAGGCGCGCGCTGCGCTCGATCTGGTAACGGTTGAAGGCGTTGCCATACTCTTGGCTGGCCAAGTCCTGCCCGAACCGTTGGATGCCCTTCAGCGTGCCGCCTGAAAGCAAACCGCCGCGCGCCGCCGCGCTGCGTTCCAGCGCCTTCATGCCTTCCGCTTGGCGGAAGGCGTAGCCTGGGTCTTGCTCAAAGTCAGTCTGGCCAAACGGCTTGGCAAGACTGCCGTAGCCCGCCGCCGTCGCGTCACCGCCGACGCCCAGCAACTGCATGATTTGCTCTTGCGCGGTAAGGCCAGCTTGACGGAACGGTTCTTGCAGCCCGATCTGGCGCTCCAGCATCCGTTCGTCGGTTGCCCGCGCTTCGCGCGATGCCTCCGCTTGAATGTTGGCAGCCTTCTTGGCGCCGCCGGCTGCGATCAGACCACCGCCTATTTGCGCTGTTGCACCAATGACTGCTGCTGCTACGGCTGACATTTCACTTATCTCCTACCGACAGCGATAGCGCCTGTCTGTAATCCACGGTGATCTCCGCGCCGACACTACTACCTTTGCAGCCAGAAATCGACTGGGTTGAGAACAAAAAAATATCGCCGTTGTCGCTTTTGATCATGACCGCGTTCGGCGTTTTTGAGTGGTTGGTAAACCGACCGGCGGGGGTGCGTTTTCCGCCGAGCCTAGCCGGGGCAATCAACTCATGCGCGGCGATGTCGCCAGTGGCAAACACGCCCTTGCCGTGGATCGGCGACGGCGCCACCATCATCTTGTAGCCGCCGTGCGGCAGCGGAATCTGGTCGCTTTCGTTGTCGGAAATCGCCCAGACCGTGTCGGCGTCAAAGCCAAACTCAGCGATAGCCGCGGCGAAGTCATCTTGATCGGCGCTGTGGTTGTGTGTGAGAAACAGTTGATTGGCCTTTTGCGCGTCTTCAAACGCTAGGCTCTTGTCTAGAAGCTGGCTTTCCAACGCCTCGACATCGGTTTCTTCGGTTGCGTAGATGTTCTGCCAGCGCACCTTGTCGTGGATGTACGCGATCTTACGGCCTGCGCCGCCCACAAACGTCTGCGGCGCAACCAGTTCGGTTCGCGTGCCGTCGTGATTGAACAGCGTAATGTGGCCTTCCAGCATCACGTTGACGTGCGGCGTTTTGTGGCGGTGGCCGATAACATACGCGCCCGTGGGCAGCACAACTTCGCGGATGTAAACGCCTGGGCCAAAATGATGTTGGACAGGGCAGTCAGCCTGCTCCTGCTCAAGAAAAGCTGCTTCCAACTTTTCAACGTCCGTTTCTGTAAACGGCTTCGCCTCTACCAAATCGTTTAGGCGCGCCAACATTAGCTAACCAGTCGGCCTGACGCGCGGATGTTGATCGCCGACGCCGTGCCAGCGATGGTCGAGATGAAGCCGTTGTTCGGCAGCACATGGCCGACCAGTTCCGGGAAGGTGTAGGTCTCAGACGGCTGGAGCGTCTTGGTCTTGACGATCAGGTTGTCGTTGCCGGCGCTGCCCGCTGCCGTCACCAGGTTGACGCTGATCGTCGCAGCCGAGGCGCTATAGTTTGTCGCCGTAAACTTGTCGATGATCGTCTGCACGCCGTTCGACGTGTACTGCGTCGTCTGCGTGTTCTCCGCGGTCTTAGCCGGGATGATGTTGCTGATGGTAACGGCCATAACAAAACTCCTTAAACTATGCTGGTGATAATACCGTTGGTCACGGTAACAGTGTTTACCCCCGCGGTAAAAGACCCAGATACACCTTTGTTCTCAGACGCGATGGTGCCTAACTCTGCGCGGGGGGCAAGCGCCAAGGATTGCATATCGCTTTGCACAACTGCCAGATCAGACGCCGACACGCAGGAAGGAGTAACCGCCAACGCTTGTACTTCTTTCTGCACGACCGCCAAATCAGACGCCGATGCAGCGTCGGGTGTGCTTTCCAAGCCTTGGATAGAAGTGCCAAAAACCGCGTCGTAAGACGTTATCAGCGACGTTGCGTCGGGCGCGAGTTCGGTTTCGGCTTGGTTGGTCTGCGTCGCCGTCAGCAAGGACAGAAAGAACCGATACCACTCACGGCTGATCGCGCCCGACCGCTCGTCAATAAACGCGACGCGCGGAGGCGTAAGCTGCGTGGGGTTGATCGGCGCGAGTGCCATTAGGCCCTCGTCCCGCTCAGGATCAGTTCTGCGCCCATGATGTAGATGCGGATCGGGTCAGTGCCGGACACCTCGTACACGCGGTCGCGGATTTTCATTGTTGCGCCCAGCCTGCGCCAGATCGTGCGCTTTCCGTATTGGCCGATACGCCCCATAGACTTCCAATGTTCGTTTGACCAGTTGTGGCCGCCGTCGTCAGAGAAACGCAGCATAACCTCGGGGTCGCTGCCTTGCACAACATTATAGTCTATGGCGATATAATCACCGGCTTCCGTCACCAAAAAATCATCGTTTTCCGCTTGCAAAAGCCCAACTTCAAATTGCTGGCCGTCCAGACCCACGCCCGTCTCGCAGTCAAGTTGCATTGAGTGCTGGATCGTGCGCGTCAGGTTGTTTGCGCCGGTCGGTAGCGCCCGCCACGAGCGCAGCCACTTTTGCGGCTGGTTATCGTCGGCATAGACCTCAAGGTCCAGCTTGTAGATTTTGCCGTTCTGGTAGTCGCCGACCACGTTAGTAGCATTAAAAAACATCTGGCTGTTGCCGCGGTGCCGGTTAAAGTCGCCGTTCTGGAACGACGCGCGCTCATGCCACGCGCCGGTCGCCACATCAAACACCCACGTCGTGTCGGCGGTCGGAAAGTTCAGCACATAAAAACTGTGGCCGTCCTGCTGGTAGGTGTAGCCGACCGCATCCGTCAGGTCGGAATATTCCTGCATCTGCCATTCGATTGCGTGCGTAGATATACGCTGGCCCATGTAGCCAGCCGCGCGGTACACCATGCCCTGACCGCGGGCGTCCCTGCCCAGCCAGTAAATCTGGTTGTCCATCTTGGCGATGGAGTATGGCGCTGCGCAGCCAAGTTCGTTGAAGGCGCCCTGAATACGAGCCAGCGGAAAATCAAGCAGCCCGGCGTCGTACCAAACTTCGGTCGAGTTGGTGCCGTAAACCCAGACTTCGCGGTGATCAACAAAGATCGCCACGACGTTGTCGGGGTTGCCTTCCGCGCTGGCAAATTCAAGCGGGTCAACGCTGGTGCCGTCTAGCAGTTGCGTCACCCAAAGTTTTTGGCTGTTTGGTTCGTTGAAGACAAAATAGCCGTCAATGTAACCGACTGTCACTGCGCCGGGGAAGTCCGGGTCAGTGATCTGCTGAAACACATTAGTTTGGACGTTGTAGATATAACCTTGTGGGTTAGCGGCGATAAATAGCTGCGTGCCGTTGTCGGCCATGCTGACCGGGCCGGTGCCTGCAACCGTACCTTTGGCGACTGCGTTCCAATTGCTGTCAATCTGAAACAGCGTGTCGCCGGACACGGCGTAACCGTAATTGCCGAACTGCCACATACCACGCACGGGGCCATCGCCAGCAATGGTCATCCGTGTCAAGCCGGGCGCGCGCTGAAGGAAGGCCGGCTCCTTGCCGCCTTCCGGCACGATTTCCGGGAACAGGTTGACCATGCGGTTGTCGGCGGCGTTGACGCTTCGAGCGACATACGCCGACCCAAGGATCGGCGTCTTCATCAGTAGTTCCCGGCGAAGATGTTAAACCGCTGGCGGGTTGCCACGATGCTGTACGGCATGGACATGATGTCGTCAGGGTTGTTGATGCGCTTCAGGTTGCGCTTGCTGGTCATGGCGATCCGCTGCACTTGCGGGGTTGGCTCCATGCCAAACTCAGGTGCCATTTCGCAGGCCAGATTGTAGCGGAACGCACGCAGATAGCCTGGCGGGAACGTCAGTTGGGTGGCCAGCGTCGCGGGCTTGGTAAGTTCCTCAACAGAGATGAAGTGCCATTCCAGCGCGCGGGTGGGCCGCGGGTAGATGTACATCTCGACGTCGGGGAACGTGTTGTTGACGAAGATCACTTGCGGGAACGTCGAGGTCACGGTCTTGACCGCGATCCCGTTGTACTGCTGCTGGTTGATGAATTTGATGCCGTAGCTGATGCCGGTGCTGGCGTCGAGGAAGTAGGTGCTGTCGTCCAGCAGCACGGGGCGGTTGCCGACAAAGTTGCCTGTTGGCCCCAGCGTGCGCGACAACAGGCCCGCGGGCCATGTGAACACCTGATCCTGCGTGGCAAAGACCGACAGCCGCTCTGTGTTCCAGCTATCAATCATCTGGTTCATGGCGGCCAGCGCGTCTTGCGACGTTTCGGCTGACGGCACTTCGCCTTCGGCCAGGACACCCAAAAGCCGCAGTGACCCATTGATGATGTCGCCAGCACTCGTCATTGGTTAGCCTTCCAGCTTTGCGCGGGGGCGTCCGCGCCGCTTCGGTGCCGCCATCTCGTTGACGATCTCATCCTCGTCATCGTCCGTCACCACAGATGACGTGTCCACATCATAGCGTTCCCAGCCGTCGAATGCATCCAAATTCGCTTCCTCGTGGGAGATCGCAACCTTGGCGCCGTGCGTCGGGTGAACCATGTAAATAACGGTCATAAGAAATCCTTAAAATGGGCGGCCCGAAGGCCGCCCACTTCGTTAGGCGCAGTGGATCAGCGCGAAGTTGATCACAACTGCTTCCGACAGCGTGCCGCCGGAAATGTTACGCAAGGTGATGCTGACCGAACCGGCTGACAGCGAGTTTGCAAACACGTTGTACGAGCCGGCAGTAGCCTGACCACCAGCGATTGTGAGGATCACAGTGTCGTTGGCCGAGATCAGGCTGTTGTTCAGCGTGAACGTGGCGTTGGTGGCCGTGGCCAACGAAGCGTTGTTCATGGTGATTACGCCAGCCGACTTGTTCAGCGTGACCGCCGTGCTTTTGCTGGTCAACTGCGTGACGGTGCCTTGAGCGGCGGCGGTGTAGCCAAGCTGTTCGTCGGTCAGGATGTATTGCGCGCCGACAATATCCTGATCGAGGAAGGCAACGCCGATGGATTTGGTGTTCGCCATTGTCTGTCTCCTGAAAAGGTAGCCCCGACCCGAAGGCCGGGGCTAACCCATTAATTGACGCGGTACAGCGTCCAAGCGCCAACGTCAGACTTGCGGGCGATCATGGTTGCGCCGGTCGTGACCGGAACGGTCATGGTCAGCGAACCCGTCACCGTCCAGCCGGTGCCAGCAGCGATAATCGCGGTGCCGGACGACGTGCC